ATTCAGCTTGTTCTTGAGAGAGTAGAGGCAGACGATATTATCTCTTATGTTTGTGGTTCTCCGCACTACAAGGGTTGGCAGAAGGTAATCGTCTCCAACGATAAGGACTTTCTTCAGTTGTGCGACGAAGAAACCGTAGTCTATCGCCCAACCACAGACAAGATTGAGACCAAGAAGACCGTTATTGAGTCTCTCGGCATTCACCCCACAAACATGGCTCTTGCTCGCGCTATGGTTGGCGACGCAAGCGACAACCTTCCGGGCGTTAGCCGTGTAGGTTTCAAGACGATTGCAGGTAAGTTGCCTTTTATGAGTGAGGAACGAACGATTACGATTGATGAACTGCTTGATTACTGCGAGAACATAGACTCGAAACTCAAAGTCTATAAGAACATCCGAGAGTCAAAGAAAATTATTGAGCACAACTACAAAATGATGCAGTTGTACTCTCCGCTTATCTCGGTTCAGGGCACACAGATTATCGACCACGCTCTTGAGAACTTTGAGTGCGATTTCAACAAAACCGAACTGCTGAAACTAATGATGGAAGACGGCTTTGGAGAACTAAACTGGGAAGAGTTGAAAACATTCCTAAATAAAATTTCAAGGGAATGTAATGAGAAGTGACACTATTTACTACCGAGGTGTAGTAAATGGAAGAACTTTACGAATTTGATGAAGATTCTCTTAACGAAGAAGAGATTGAACTTGATGAGAAAAAGAAAAAGAAAGCAAAGGGCAAGAAAGACGCTTGCTACCACAAGGTTCGCGCTCGCTATGACGTGTGGCCTAGTGCTTATGCCTCTGGTGCTCTCGTCAAGTGCCGTAAAGTTGGTGCTAAAAACTGGGGCAATAAGTCTAAAAAGAATGAAGGCTTAGAACTCGATGAGCATCTCCTTCAAATAATCCAAGAAGAGTACCAAGCGGTTATTGCCGAAAAAAAAAAGAAAAAGGCAGGTAGTGAATCGAGCAAAGAATCCAATCTAAGAGACTGGTTCAAGCGAAAGGGTGCTCCCGGCAAGAAAGGCGGTTGGGTTGATTGTAACACTTGTCGCAAAGGAAAGTGTAAACCTTGCGGTCGATCTGGAAAAGAGAAGCGTTCCAAGTATCCCTCTTGCCGCCCAACACCTTCCGCTTGTAAAGAACGAGGTCGTGGTAAGTCTTGGGGCAAGAAGTCAAAAGCAGGAAATGAATGAGTCTCTGTTTGATTTAAGAACTATTTACAACGAGGGCAATACTATGAAACTTACCAAAACAGAACTACTAAGACTTGTAGAAGAGGTAGTTGAAGAATCACACACCAAAGCTGATGAAAAAAAGCTAAAGAAGATTTCTAAGCAGTTGAAGAAATCTGTCAAGATGCATGGCGATCAATCTGATGCTATTGACGATATTGTTGATCGTTCTGATGATGAAGAAATAAATGAAAAGATCGAAAGAATGATCAGAGAAGAATACAAGGCACTCCTTGACGAAAAGAAGAAGAAGCCTTGTAAGCCCGCTAAGGGTAAACGCTTTGCAAAGCGTGTAAACGGCAAATGTCGTTCCTATGGACAGGCTGGGCAAGCTAAGGGCGGCGGCGATCGTATCCGTCCCGGCACCAAGAAGGGCGATGCATACTGCGCACGATCCGCAAAGATCAAGAAGTGCAAGAACCCACCTTGCGCTAACGATCTTTCACGAAAGAAGTGGAAGTGTCGTGGCTCTAAGTCAATGAAATAGTTAGCCATCGTCAAGAGCAAAAAAAACTTCTAACTCGCCTTGACTTTTAATCTAGGTGTGTTATATTTAGTAGTGCGAGACCTAGGAGAGACATGCTTGCACACAAAGCAGACTTTGGGAGGTACGGTAAGTCCTTCCAAGAGGGGCTTGTTCAACTCATATTTGAGGACAGACCCTTCGCAGACCAGATCACTGAAGTTCTAGATGTTGAGTTTCTAGAACTTGAATACCTTCGCACGTTTGTTGCGAAGATTGTGGAATACAGAACAAAGTATGGAAAGCATCCATCCACAAATGCGATGATCTCCATTCTTCGTACAGAACTTGACAAGGAGTCAGAAGTAACCCAGCAGCAGGTTCGTGACTATTTTGCGAGAGTCCATACAAATGAGATAACAGATGATATAGATTACATCAAGGAAACTTCTCTTGACTTCTGCCGCAAGCAGAAGTTGAAGGAAGCAATGATGAAGTCTGTTAATCTTCTTCAGACCTGCTCTTTTGACGAGATCTCGAAGGTTATTAACGATGCACTCAAGTTGGGTTCAGAGAATAACTTTGGTCACGACTTCATTGCTGACTTTGAAGAGCGATATAAGCCAAAGTTTAGACTACCAGTAACAACAGGATGGAACGAAATTGACAACATCACTAGTGGCGGACTCGGCAGGAATGAGTTGGGGGTGGTTATTGCTCCTACTGGCGCTGGGAAGTCAATGGCTTTGGTTCATTTGGGTTCTCAGGCAATCAAGGAAGGAAAGACAGTAGTTCATTACACCCTTGAATTGCAGGACACGGTTGTTGCTTGTCGCTACGACTCTTGTATTACACAGTATCCTCTATCGGATCTAACTAACTTCAAAGATGAGATTTTTGAAGAGATCAAGGATCTTGACGGAACACTAATCGTCAAGGAATATCCAACCAAGTCAGCCTCAACGAACACTATCAAGGCACACCTTGCCCGTTTAGTAAAGAGGGGCATAGAGCCCGGCATGGTCATTGTAGACTACGCAGATTTGCTACGCCCAGTAGTTGTCCGAAAAGAAAAAAGGACGGAACTGGAGTCAATCTACGAGGAACTACGAGGACTTTCTAACGAGTTCAACTGTCCTGTCTGGACTGCTTCTCAGACCAACCGCTCTGGACTCAACGCAGAGGTTGTGACTATGGAACAGATCTCCGAGGCATTCAACAAGTGCTTCGTTGCTGATTTCATTTGCACCCTATCTCGTACTATCGAGGATAAACAGAACAACAAAGCTAAGATGTTTATTGCGAAGAATCGTAATGGACCCGATGGCATTGTTTACGATCTATTCATGGACACATCAAATGTGTGCATCAAAATGTTGCCTAAGCCAGTTGTTTCTTCTGGTAATGCAGCACAAGTTGCAACCAACCCTGTTGTTGTAACAGTCAAGGAACAAAAAGAAATATTGAAAAACAAATACGACAAGTTCAGAAAATCAAGGAGTAACGCAAAATGAGAACACATATTCGTAGATTTAAACTATCAGACACATTCATAGAACAATACAAGGATCGTGAGGTTCCTTGGGGTCCGCTGGGTTATGTAACCTTCAAGCGTACCTATGCTCGTAGACTAAACGAATTTGACGAGGAAGCTGTTGGTACCGAAGAGTGGTATCAAACCTGTAGGCGTGTCATTGAAGGCATGTTTGAAATGCAAAAGCAGCATGTTTATCGTCTTGGTCTTGAATGGAGCGACAATAAGTCACAGAAAACTGCCAAGGACGCATACGATCGTCTATTCAACCTAAAGTGGACACCACCCGGTCGTGGTCTATGGATGATGGGAACTAAGTTTGTTAACGAACGCACTGCCGCAGGTCTCTTTAACTGCGCTTTCCGCTCAACCAGAGAGTTAAATATGAAGGGCGGCTATCTCTTTGCTTGGATGATGGACGCTCTTATGTTGGGTATTGGTGTTGGCTTCGACACACTTGGTGCAGGTTCACTAACTGTTCAGCAGCCAGAGTTCACAAACGAAAACTATGTCATTGAAGATTCCCGTGAAGGCTGGGTCAATTCAATCAAGGTTCTTCTAAATGGCTTCTTCCACGGAGCGAAAGTTCCCACTTTTGACTACTCCGCTATTCGCCCCTATGGCGCTCCAATCAACGGATTTGGTGGAACTTCTAGTGGTCACGGACCTCTTAAGGAACTACACGAGAGCCTAATCGATCTCTACACTCCCCGCGTTGGTCAACCAATCACCTCCGTAGACATTGTAGACACGGAGAATCTAATCGGTCGCTGTGTTGTTGCTGGTAACGTTCGTCGTTCTGCTGCGTTGGCTCTTGGTGGTCACGAAGACTTTGATTACCTCCAGATGAAGAACGACTCCGAGAAGTTGGCTCATCACCGTTGGGGTTCAAACAACTCTTTCCACGCTATTGTTGGTCAGGATTACACTTGGCACGCAGAGCAGTCACAGAAGAACGGAGAGCCCGGCTACATTTGGCTAGATAACGCACGCACCCGTGGTCGCTTTGCCGATCCTCCCCGTGACGACGATAAGAACGTTATGGGCTTCAACCCCTGCGTTGAGCAACAGTTAGAAGATGCAGAACTCTGTTGTCTTGTTGAGACTTTCCCAGCCAAGCACGAAACCTACGAGGATTACCTTGCAACACTCAAGATTGCCTACCTTTACGGCAAGACTGTTACTCTCGCAAACACCCATTGGGCTGAGACCAACGCAAAGATGCTAAAGAACCGCCGAATCGGTCTTTCTCAGTCTGGTGTTGTTCAGGCTTTCAATAAATTCGGTCGCCGCCAGATGCTAAACTGGTGCAACAACGCCTACGAATATGTCCGTGAGTTGGATAAACAATATTCTGATTGGCTCTGTATTCCACAGTCTGTTAGAATGACCTCTATCAAACCTTCAGGTACAGTTTCACTTCTCAACGGTTCTACCCCCGGTATTCACTATCCCGAGGATGAATACTACATTCGTCGTATTCGCTTTGCGGCTGATAGTGATATGCTTCCTGCGCTTGAAGCGGCAGGATACAAGATTGAGCCTGACCATTATTCACCAAATACTATGTGTGTAGAGTTTCCTGTTCACGAAGAGCACTTCCAGAAGGGTAAACGTGAGATCACAATGTGGGAGCAATTAGAGATTGCCGCTCAATACCAGCACTTCTGGGCTGACAACTCCGTGTCTATCACTGTTACTTTCAAGCCAGAAGAAGCAGCAGATATCAAGACTGCCCTTGAAATGTACGAAACTAGACTAAAGGCTGTTTCATTTCTTCGCTATGAAGAGACTGGTTATGTTCAGGCACCTTATGAACCCATAACCCGAGAACAGTACGAAGAAATGTCAAAGAACATTAAACCTGTTCAACGCTTCTCTACTGATGAAGGTGGTATAGGTACTAAATTTTGCGATGGTGATTCATGCACATTTTAATGGAGGGGTTATGAATTTCAATCACTTACTAAATGATAAAGAAAAAAGATATTCTTGCAAAAACAAAACATATGATATTTGTAAGTGGAAACCAGTCTCTGAAGGACATGCGACTGCTGGTCGAAATGTTCATTTTGACATGGTTTGTGAAACATGCGGCTGTAGAACCACAAAGTTTATGAATTTTGCAGACTACCAAATACATGAAAAACTAATAATAAAAGAGGTAAACAATGTTTAAGCCAGTAAATCGACACATTCTTGTGGATTATTCTCCACCAGAAGCAAAGCCCGAAAGTGGTATTCTATTACCAGATGATTATGTTGCACCAACAGAGGATTATGTAACAGTAGATGTTCTTGGTTGGGCAGATGATGTGGTCATTCCTGTCCATAAAGAAGCCCAAGTGATAATTGATAAGAAAATGCTTGAGAAAATAACAGTTGAGCATTCTAATTATTATCTGATATTAGAGAATTATGTAATAGGAGTAATCGACTGAATGGATAAGGATTTTTATAATCAATCATCTGCTTCAAATTTGGGTTGGGATCCAACTTGGTTTGGTGAAAAGCATTTTGATGATAAATTGGTGCGTGCAATCAAACGTTTTCAAAAGAGTTATGGACTAAAGGCTGATGGTTTATGTGGACCAACTACTTTCCGTCGTCTATGGGTCGAGAGACAAGAAAATATTGATGACCACAAACCAGAAAATCCTCACTATTCAAACTACATTGTCTACAACGGCGAGTTTACCCCAATTAAATGGGACAAACTTGTTCTATGGTCCGAGCGCGGCGGTCTTGCCGCCCGCTCTGGCACCTATTATGATTATACAGGCAGACCAAAGCGCGATGTTAAATTGTTCGTCAACCATTGGGATGTCTGTTTGTCCTCAACACAATGCCAAAAGGTTTTAGATAAACGTGGAATTTCTGTACACTTTCTTATTGATAATGATGGTACTATCTATCAGACACTGGATTTACAACATGCTGCTTTCCATGCTGGAAATGTCAATAGAAAATCAGTTGGCGTCGAAATCTCAAATGCATACTACCCAAAATACCAAAGCACCTATGTGCGAAACGGTTTTGGAGAAAGACCTCTGATTGAGGGTGCAAGAGTTCATCATAGCGAACTTGATCCTTTCTTGGGTTTCTACCCAGTCCAGATAGAAGCCTTACAAGCACTATGGCAGGCTATTCATAACGCCTGCGATGTTCCGCTAAAGACACCACTAAATCAGTTTGGCAAAACTTCTACAGTTTATGAGCAGGCTTGGACTTATGGAAAGGAACGCGGTTTTGTCAGCCATTATCATGTTAATAAAGCGAAGACCGACTGCGCAGGGCTAGACATAAAAACTTTGCTTGAAGATCTTGACGACTGACCTGCGACCTGTTATATTACTAATGTA